GGTTTTACTTACAGAGTTAAAACTAATGGCGCAGCTAGTAGTGATGCTGTAGAGTTTACGCTCTATGATCCTATTATAACTGCACTTTCTACGGGTGCTACTGATTTTGCTCTTACGCCTAGCCCAGTCAATAATGTGCATGCTGCTACGGCCGGCACTGATTATTTAGTGTCTGGTGTAACTATGGTTAGTATGACTTCTGGTTATTTTGGCTGGATTCAGACTAAGGGTATTGCTACATGTCTAGCAGATAATGCATGGGCAGTAGGTCAGCAGCTAACAACGTCTGACGGAACTGCTGGTGCTGTGCAGCCTAAAGATGCTCAAACTGAGCCGATTGTAGGTTATGCTTTGGCTGTTGTAGCGTCAACTGAGTATGGCCCAATTATGTTAAGCGGGTTGTTAGACTAGCATCACTAAGGTGGGGGCATCGAGGCGGTGTCCTCACCTTATTTACAAGGATCTTACATATGCCCAAAGTAGGTGGTAAGCATTTTTCATATTCCAAGGCAGGTCAGAAAGCTGCCAAGTCTTACGCTAAGTCCACAGGAAAAACTGTTACTAAGCGTAAGCCTAAACGTAAATCCAAATGAATAAGACACCCCAGCCTTCTAAGCCCACTACGGATAGTGCTGTCCAGAAAGACGCTCTTACAGCGGATGCACTAGTACAGCTTATCCAGGGATCGTCTGATGAAACTAAGAGTCTTATGGCTAAAGCTCTTGGTGTATCGACAGTTACGAAGAAACGCCGTAAGGGTAATATTGATGCGCTCCAGAATATGCGTACTTTTGGAGAAGCCTATCACGGTGAGGATTTTGTGCCTATAGCTCCAGAGGCAATCGCACTTAAAGGCGAGCGTGCTGTAGAGCTGTGGCAGAAGAAATGGAAAGACGGTAATCAACTAAGCAGCACGGGTATTGAATACGATGACGATTTTGAGGCTTTGGCTCTAACCGCGAGTGAGTAACTATGACTCCGCAGACTATATTAGATATAGCATTACGACGTGCAGGTTTGACGGTTACTAATCAAACGTATCGAGATAATGCCATAGATTATGCAAATATGACAATGGCAGAGTTGTTAGCTATGCCTTGGGTATTTAGACATAAGCAAGGTACGTTTACAACGTCTTCTGGTACGTCTGAGTATGATCTAGCATCTGATGTAGCTCATACTAGACATTTTAAAGATACAACTAATGATAATCCGATTAAGATTGTAACTGAGAGTTATATAGATGAACTAGACATAGACAGGTCAGAAACTGGCGATCCTAGATTTTTGTTCTTCAGTGGTGTGAACGAATCCTCTGATGGCGAATCTCAGGTTACTTTATATCCTCAACCAGACTCTACGGCTACTGTAACGTACGAATACGTAGCTAATGTGCCTGATATTACGACTACTAATCTTACTACTAATTATGACATCTATGCTCCTGTATGGTTTCAAGCTGCTGTGATTCATGGTATATCAGAATTATATCATTCTGAAAAAGGCGATCCAGATGGAGCAATCAAAGAAAACGAGTACAAACAAAGTTATGTACAAACAGGATTAATGTACAATCGTAATTCTAGTTCAGACCGTAAATTCCGTATGGGACGTAGAGACTCTATGTCTGGCCAGTTTAACTTCGTAGTTCGTGAAGGATCATTACAGGTAGCTTCATAATGGCGATACAAGCGGACGGTATTCAATTTGGCCCGTGGCAGACAGTGAATTATTCTGTCCCTGCCATTGATCTAGAACCTAATGTGTTGTCTAGGATTGAAAATATGTACCTAGATAACGCTGGATCATTGAATACTCGGCGGGGAACAGCGAAGTACATATCTAGTGCTTTGTCTGGTTCCCCGTCTGTAGTGGCTACGGGCAAACAAAGATTTAGTGCGTCCTCAAGTGCAGTGTTTGTTATTGCAGGAACTAAGCTCTATGAGGATGTAGATGGCACCTGGACAGATCGTACAGCCTCGATTACTATTACAGCACACATAGATAAGTATTGGGTTACTACTAATGCAGGTGGGACATTAATAGGAGTCAATGGTATAGGTAATGATGCACCTATTAAGTGGACTGCTGCTGGGGGTAATATAGCAGCCGCTGGTATGGGATCTAGTGGTGTTACTTCTGCGGATTCGGCTATATTTTGGGATAATAGACTTTGGTATGTCAGCACCAACCAAGGTGAGCGGTTAGCTCATTACTCTTCAACCACAGATATAACATCATTTGGGGCTAATGATTATTATATCACAGATGGTCAAATCACAGGTGTGGCACCCATTAAGAGCTTCCTAGGTCTCCATAATGAGGATGGCATCTGGGGTTTGTTTCCTACGGGTAATGCTGACATACCATATAGTATACAAAGACGCGCTGACCGAGGGACAATATCTAGGCGTAGTTTAGTCACTGATGAATTTGGTAATCAGTTATTTATGCGGCGTGATGGCATATACGAATGGGGAGGATCTGAACCGCCTCAAAAAGTATCGGGTAACTTTGATGGATCAGAGTTTTGGGATTATATCAATAAAGACAGATTGAATTATAGTTTTGCGCATCTAGTGACTTCAGACGACCAAGTATGGTTCTGGGTGCCTTATGGTACTAATCAACAGTATATGAATGTCGCTATAGTATGGAATTACAAACTACGTCAATGGGTAGGTGTGTACACGGCAAACACTCGTATTTGTGGTGCGTATTTTGAAGACTTACCACATTTAGGAGGGAACGCTGATGGGTTGTTGTTTAAGCATAATACAGGGACTAATGACGCTTCGTCGGCCTTTACAGTTAAAGCTACTACTGCTGCTACGCCTCCTGTGTCCGTGGCTACAAGAGTTAGATGGTTATATGCCAGACATGAGTTCAACGCTGCTGACGTAGCATATGATACATCGGTGTATCAAACAGGTCCAGGAATTGTTACAAAAGGTGATACGTTTCAGGTTGGAGATCCTACGGATGCTCTTGAAACTGCGTTTACTATAGGTTCTTCGAGTATTAGATCGGCAACTACAGCATTTGTAAATGATACTGATTTACATGGGTATAGTCCTGTGAGTCAGATAAGATATGAAAATAGCACACTAGATCAACCTATTACAGTACGCCGCTCGATGTTAATGTATAAACCCATCGGACCAGAAACTGTACGTAAGCTAGGAGTACACTAATGGCTACAGGAAGTTTTGGAGGACAGTTACAGAGTGCTATATCTAGCAGACTAACGGCAGATCCGTATGAGAAACGCCGCCAAGCTGCTATGGGAAGTTACCAGGATCAGGCAGAGAAATCTCGTAAGGATCTATCTGAGCGTTTGAATAGGCTCGGCGTATTACGTGGGGGTGGAGCTACGGCTTCACAATTTGGGGAATTTGAGTCTGGTGTACTTAGAGGTCAACAAGCCTTAGATGCTCAGTTTGAAGCTCAACGTGAAGCTGGTGTAGGGCAAGCTATACAACAAGGGCTTGGTCTGTATGGTACAGATCAACAGTTTGGATTAGCAGGTAGGCAGCAGACTGAAGCTGAACGTATGGGGCAGTTCTCTAGGGATTTAGGTACTAGGGAGTTTTTGTCTCAGGATGCTCTAAGACGTGATCAACAGCGTGAATCTGAGAGGTCTGCACTAGCTCAAGAAGGTATGCAACGTGGGGCGTTAACTGGCATCTACGATGGGCAAAGGACTTTAGATCAGCAACGTCAAGATTTAGCATATCGCACGGGATTAGCGCAGACATTTGGTACTGATCTTGGAGGCGATGATACATCACGACAAACAGAAGCTCGTAGCCAGCGTTTACAACAAGAAGCGTTTCAACGTGCAGGGCTTACAGGGCAGCTTGGTGATGACAGAACTCTAGCGGCTCAACAGTTGTACGGAAGTCCAGAAGCTACGACTACGTTACAAGGTCAGGAGCTTGCACTTCGCCGGGGTGAGTTGTTAGGTAAGATAGACCAAGAACGAACCTTAGCGGCACAAGAAGCTCTTGGTACGGTTGACAGTCAAGATACCTTAGCACGTGATGCCCTACAACAGCAAAAAGACGAAGCTGCTTTAGATCGTACTGCTACAGAAGATCAAGCAGGTTTAAACAGAGATTTAGCGCGTGCTGAGTTACGTGGGTTTGAAGAAATTGACGGACGTAGAGTACAAACTTTAGCAGCACGTGAAGCTGGAGCTCAAAGACGTCTAACAGAATCCCAGGCTAAGTTAGATCGTGACGCTCGTACTACAGAGGCCGGTTTACAAAGAGATCTAGCACGTGAGGAATTATACGGCGGATATACCTCTGAATATGACAGGAAAATGAGGCGTGTAGGTACACTAGCTAAGACCGAAGGCGCTGCTGAACGTCAGGCTAGAGCAGATCTCCAACAAGCTCAGTTTGGCCAAGAAACTTCACAAGCAGCACTTCAGCGAAGTTTAGCTAGAGAAGAGTTATATGGTGGAGTTACTACAGATTACGAACGTGCTATGGGAGCTAAAACCTTAGCATCTAGCGGTCAAGCTGCTGATATAGCTGCTGAGAATCGTAGACTTGCTGAAATGGAAACAGCTGGTGTATCACAGCGAGGTTTAGCCGAGCGTGAACTTACACAAAGAGCTGCGTTAGCATCTGAGCAACGAGCATTAGATCGTGAGCAGTTATATGGACGTGCTATGACTCGTGCAGAACAGGAATCAGGACTTGGCTATTCAGGAGGTACGCTAGGAGCTCAGCAGCAAGCTGAAGTAGAACGTGCAGCTTTAATTAGTGAAGGTTTTGAAGGCCGTAGAGTTGGCGTATCAGAGCAAGCTCGTAGGGATCAAGTTGCTCAGGAACGTCAGCGTATGTCTCTTGCAGAACAAGAGTTATATGGCGGAGCAGACGAGATATCGCTTGATAGCTTAGAGCTTGATCCAGATATTGAAATGGGAGCAGGTCGTAGCGCTGCTATTGAAATGGCATTGCAGCAGCGTCTAGGCCGTAAACCTTCACGGGATGAAATTGCATCTGTTGCAGGTGGAAATTCTATAAGAGGTCGGCAGACGTTAGCTGCTCAAGAAGCAGGTGAAGGTAGGGCATTTGCTGCAGAGCAGGCTGCTTTAGACAGAGGATTGACTAGAGGCGAGTCTGGATTAGCGCGAGAGTTATCGAGAGAAGAATTAGCTCAGCGTGGAACATTAGCAGAAGCTGATATTACATCGCGTGAACGTATGGCACAAGAACAAAGGTTGTTAAGCCGTGAGGAATTATATGGCACTGGCGATGTTAGCGCACAGCAAGGATCTACGTTAGCTGCTAGGCAAGCGCGTCAGGATTTAGCACTTCGCGGTGAATTAGGCCGAGGACAGCTAGAACAAGACACTAGACGTACGGACTTAGCAAGTGCTGAGTTATATGGTACTGGTGACCCTCGGAGACAAACAGGCGAAACTGCAGGAGCTAGAGAAGCTAGATTAGGAAGAGGGCTTGAAGACCGTAGGCTTAGTGAAATAGAACGCGCAGGTGCCGCAGGTACTGAAGCCGAGAAGCAAAGACTCAGACTAGCTTCTGAAGAATTATATGGTGGTGCTGGCGTAGATCCTAGGATGGGTACTTTAGCTTCTAGGGAAGCAGTGTCAGATCGAGCACTTCGCAGACAATTAGGCGAAGGCCAACTAGAGCAGGACACTAGGCGTACTGATTTAGCTCGGGATGAACTACGAGGGTATTCAGAGCTTTATCCTGGAGGTATGCGAGAAGATACAGCTGCTGTTAGAGAAGGTAAAGCAGCGCGCGGATTAGAAGGTCGCAGGATGGATGAAATAGAGAGGTCTGCATTAGTATCAGAACAAGCGGATCGTGATAGACTTGGTTTGGCAGAAGAAGAGCTATACGGAGGTGTAGGACGCAGAGGGTTATCCGGCACCACATTAGCTTCTAGAGAAGCAGGACTTGATAGAGAGCAGCGTGTATTAGATCGTGCTTTAGACCAAGAAAGACTTGACTTAGCGGAAGAAGAATTGTATGGCGGCGTAGGCCGACGAGGACTAGCAGGTACTACACTAGCATCTCGTGAGTCGATTGCTGATCGTGAGTCACGAGAGGGTATGGCTGCTGCTGATATAGCTTCTCGAGAAGGCATAGCTAGCAAAGGTCGTGCG